AGCTATCAACCTCACAGCAGGTGAAGCTGAGGTGTTTATCACACAGCCTGCAGAAAAAGCTGTGTACTATGATGCTAATGGTGACATAACCCCTACAGGTAACGTAGATGTAGCAGGTACACTAGAAGTTACTGGTGCAGCAACATTTGATGACAGTGTTACTATTCAGGGTGACCTGACTATTAATGGTACTACTACAACAGTAAGTGCTACTAACCTAGCCATTGAAGATAATATGATTTATCTTAACGATGGCAGCACTACAACTAATCCTGACCTTGGCTGGGCAGGTAACTACAACGATGGTACATACGCACACGCAGGTGTATTTCGTGATGCCTCTGATGGCACTTTTAAGATTTACGATGGCTACACTCCTGAGCCAGGGGCAGCTATTGATACAACACACGCATCCTTTACGTTAGCACCTCTTGATACAGGTGCTTTGTCTGTTGAAGGTAATGTCACTGTAACTGGTACAGTAGACGGACGTGATGTTGCATCTGATGGCAGTAAGCTTGACGGCATTGAAGCTGGTGCTACAGGTGACCAGTCTGCTTCAGAGATTCTTACAGCAGTTAAGACTGTTGATGGTTCAGGCTCAGGTTTAGATGCTGACTTGCTAGACGGACAGCAAGGCTCCTACTACCTAGACTGGACACACGTAACAAACAAGCCTGACCCCAGCGTAACACTATCTGGTGATGTATCAGGCTCAGCTACCATGACTAACTTGGGTAGCATTAATATTACAACTACTGTAGCTAATGACAGCCACACCCACGATGGTCGTTACTATACTGAGTCAGAGATAGGCAACTTCTTTCTTGGTACTACAGCAATCACAGGCTACAATAAGTCAAACTGGGATACTGCTTTTGGCTGGGGCAATCACGCTTCTGCTAACTATCTTGTAGCTTCCAGCTACACTGCAGCAGATGTACTCACTAAGATTAAAACTGTAGATGGTTCTGGCTCTGGCTTAGACGCAGACTTACTGGATGGTCAAAGCAGTGCATACTACCTAGATTGGACTAACACTACAAACAAGCCAGACCCTACGCTGACACTTAATGGTGACGTATCAGGCTCTGCTACATTTACTAATCTTGGTAATGCTACGCTTACTGTTGCTGTAGCAAATGATAGCCATACGCATGATGGTCGCTACTATACAGAGACAGAAGCAGATAACCGTTTTGTTCAGGAAGGTGGGACCACTTTCGGTGGGACATACCCTTTGGTCGTAAGGACAGCTCAAAACGATATCTATTCACACCCAAACATTACCTTCACAGGATCAACACAGACGCTCTCAGTAGGGGGTAACATCACCATCAATGGCAACACAGCCTTCCACGATGGCTATCACCCCAACGCAGACAAATGGACAACAGCCCGTACCCTATCACTCTCTGGTGACGCATCTGGTTCTGTCTCTTGGGATGGCTCTGCTAATGCTACGCTGAGTGTTACTGTAGCAGATGACAGTCACAACCACATTATCTCAAATGTAGATGGGTTGCAGACTGCGTTGGATGGTAAGCTGTCTACGTCTGGCAAGGCGGCTGACAGTAACTTGTTGGATGGCATTGATAGTTCTGCGTTCTTGCGTAGTGATGCCAACGATAGTTATTCTGGCATTTTAACTGGTGGAGAGTTGGCGCAAGGTCAACACCCAGTACACACAGGTTATTACGGCATATGGAATACTCAGGCTTACGGTGTTGATAGCCAGAACTATATGATTATCAATGCGGGAAATGACACCTTCATTACGGGGAATGATGCTGTTTATATCAGGGGGGCTGATAACTCCCCAGTCAATGAAGTAGTAGTTACAACAAGTGGAACAACAATAGGCGGAAACACAGTCTGGCACGCTGGCAACGATGGCGCTGGCTCTGGGCTAGATGCTGACCTATGGGATGGCAATCAGTTTAGCAGTTATCTAAACCAAGCTGTATTAACATCTAGCAGCCCATCGTTTGCAGGGGTGAACATCAACGGCAATCTTAACGCTGTAGATAACATATACCTTGCAGGTGCACTTTACCATGAAGGCGACACCAACACTGGGCTTACGTTTGGCACAGATACCATCACCCTTTCCACAGGCGGTTCATCTGAAGTAATAGTCACCACCACAGGCGTTCGCTTAGGGGACAGCGGCAACGGCTACTTCCAGCCTGTCACTGGCAACTATGGCTCTATCCAGATTGATGGCGGTGCGCATGGTGCTTATGAAGGTTACAGCATCGGTGGTCGTGCTGTGTTTATGCACAATAATGGCTCAACTATGGGCTTGTATGATGACGTAAATAATGAGTGGGCCTTCATATACACGTTTAATGGCGCTGCAGAGTTGTATAACAACGGCTCCTCCAAGCTGCAAACGACAAGCAGCGGGGTGAACATAACTGGTTCTCTCACGATTAATGGCAGTGAACTTAGCGGGGGCTTAGATGACACAACTGCTTCCACTTCCACTACATCTCAAACAGCTATCGCAACATACTCAGCTACTACCTACGGCTCAGCTAAACTTCTAGTAACTGCTAAGCGTGGTACAGACAGACAGATGTCTGAGCTACTTATTGTACACAACGGTACTACAGCTTCTGCTACAGAGTATGGTGTCATTGCTACAGGTTCTACTCTGGCTAACTTTGATGTAGATATTAGTGGTGGCAACATCCGCTTATTAGCAACAGCAACTTCTGCAACAACTACGAGCTACACTATCACTGAGATTCTTGTAGGAGCATAATATGGCTTTCTCCGTAAGCCCCTTCTCATCTATTGCATTTAGTGATAGCGGCTCTCGTGAAGAGCTTGTAGTTTTATCTGGGGTTGGCGGTACAGGTCAGATAGGCACGGGTATAGATGTTCGCTCTATTGTCTTTGTGCCTATTGATTCTCTAGTAGCTACATCTTCTGTTGGCTCTGTGTCTGTACAGGGTGTAGCCACCCTAAGTACTACAGGTGTTGAAGGTACTGTTGAAGCTAATTCAGTAAATGCTAAAGCTGGTGCTTCTGCTATCGTAGCTTCTGTATCTGCTGCAGGTAGTGTAGGTGAAGTATCCCTAACAGGTAAATCTTTAGTAGTACCTAATAGTGTACAGGTTACGGGTTCAGCAGGTAGCTTGACTGTAGTAGCAGATGCTAACTTCAGTATAGCAGGTGTTTCTGGTGCTACACAAGTTAATGTATCGGTAGTAGTTGCAGAGTCTGTAGTTGTTCCTAGCGGTGTTTCTGCTCAGATTATTACAGATGACCCTCTTATTAATGGCGATGAGATTGTTGTTGATGCTGAGGCGGTAGTATTACCAAATAGTAACGATGGTATTGCATTCATTGGTGTACCTACTGTTGTTGCTAATGCTAACGTAGCACCTACAGGTGTTGAAGCAGACGGCATTGCTGACGATGTTACTGTAGAGGCTGACTCTAATACATCAGTCACGGGTGTTGCAGGTACTGTAGCATCTGGTAGTGCGAATGTCACCGCAGAAGCAGTAGTCATACCTGTAAGTGTTGTAGGAAGCGTAGCCATTGGTTCGCCTACTATTACAGCAGTACAGTTTGATTATGAGGCTGTTAAAGAGAGCTACAGCAGACTGCGTACAGACTATGTGCGTGAAGCAGACTCAAGAAGTCGTACAGTGTACGTTGAAGCGCAGTCCTCTGCTTACAGAACAGCTTACGCAGCTTAAAGGATAAACTAATGTCAATGAAATGGCCTAACAAAGACCCTGATGAAGTACTAGATTATAGCATTGACTGGTCTCGCTTTCTAGGTTCTGCAATCATTGCAACATATACATGGTTTGTTGAGGATGCTGATGGTGTTAAGACAGAGCTTACACCTAGTGGCCCCTTAGTGAATGGCATCCAGCTTGTGTCTGCTACCACTACAAATAGTGTTACAACAGCGTACATAGGCTCAGGTACTAACAACGCCATGTATAAGTTCACGTGTCAGATCACTGACTCAAATGGCTTAGTAATAGAGCGCAGTGTACGTCTACGTGTGAGGAATAAATAATGGCATATAACTTTCTTGGTTTAGTTAATGATATTAATCGTAGACTTAATGAAGTAGAGCTTACAAGTTCTAACTTTGTTAATGCTAAGGGCTTCTACAGCACTGCTAAGGATGCAGTGAATAGCGCTATCCGACACATTAATCATGAAGAGTTTTACTGGCCTTGGAACCACGTAGAAGAGGAAGATACTCTTACTGCGGGTACAACACGTTATGGCTACCCGTATGACGCTAAGACGATTGACATGGATAGCTTTCGCATCAAGCGTGACGATAGCCTTAACATAGGCACAGTCAAACTAAAGAACTTAAACTACAAAGAATACCTTGACAAGTATATAGATTATGAGTATAACTCTAGTGCAAGTATGCAAACAGTACCGTCTTTTGTTGTACGTGCGCCTAGCCAAGAATTTCTTCTTGTTCCTACTCCTGACAAAGCGTATGAGCTAGTCTACGAATATTACCGCAACCCTGTTGAACTAGAGCTGTTCGACGATGTGCCTAGTATCCCTATAGAGTTTAAGCATATCATTGTGGATGGTGCTATGTTCTACGCTTATCAGTTCCGTTCTGATACACAGGCTGCACAGATCTCACAGGCTAAGTTTGAAACAGGTATTAAGTATATGCGTAGTTTGTACATTAATCAATACGACTATGTACGTTCTACAATGATTATACACCCCCGTTCCAGCCTGAGATCTTAATAATGGCTACACAGTGGCAAACATTTCCTGTACCTTTTACTGGTGGGTTGATTACAAACATCAGCCCTCTCCAACAAGGTATTAATAACGTAGGTTCAGCATTTCAACTGCAGAACTTTGAACCCTCACTTGATGGTGGTTACCGCAAGGTAGCAGGCTATACAAAGTTTATTGATGCTGAGATTCCTGGCTCTGGTTTAGTACAGGCTCTAGCGTTAGTACAGCAGGATAACAATGAGAAAGTCATTGCTGCACGTAATGGTGTGTATTACATAGCTAACGGTATTGATGCTACACCTACATGGACTTCTCTTGCTACAGCACCTGACATTACCTTCTCTAAGGTAAGACAGGCACGTTACAACTTCAATAATGTATATCAGATATGCTTTGTTGATGGTGTAAACTTCCCTGCATACTTTGATCGCACGGCAGGTACATTGACGCACATGACAAGTTCAGCAACTAATGATGCTGTAGAGGGTGCAAGTCATGTTTGTATGTTTAAGAGTACACTCTTCTTTGGTGTAGGTACAGAGCTAGTCTTTACAGCGCCCTATAGTGCAGATGACTTAAACCCTGCTAATGGTGCTGGTAGTATCAGTATTGGTTCAGAGATCACTGGACTGATTGTCTTCCGTGACCAGCTTATCATCTTTGCTGTAGATAAGATCATGCGTATCACAGGTACTAGTGCAGCAGACTTCTCTATGAGTGCTGTAACAGAGGACTTGGGATGCTTAAGCGCTGACACTATCCAAGAGGTAGGCGCAGATATTATGTTCCTTGGCCCTGATGGGTTACGCACACTAAGTTCTACAGATCGTATTGGTGACTTTGGTATTGATGTTGCATCTAAGAACATTAGACCTACAGTAACTAAACTACAGGACTACGCTGCTAGTTTTAGTAGTACTGTTATTCGTGGTAAAGCGCAGTACAGGCTCTTTGCTTATGTAGACAGTGAAC